AGCTGGAGCTACTGTCACTGCTGAAGCTAGTATAAAAGCATTTGAGGACACGTTTGGTGAGGGTGGAAGATTTGGTAAAGCTACTGAAGTTCTTGCAACTACTTTTACTGGTACTCTCTCAATGTTATCAGATAAACTTTTTAAATTTAAATTAGAAACTAATAGAGCTGGATTTTTTGATTTCTTTAAAAATGCTCTTGTAGTTATTAATAAAGGAATAGAAGATAACTCAAAAGCCTTATCTAATTTCTCTCAAGCAGTAGGAGAGGGTTTAGTAAACTTTATAAAACAAGCCTTATTAGGTGGTGCGGCTTTACTTGATTTACTAAGACCTATTTTTCAAACAGTTGCAATAGGTATTGGTGGATTAATAGATGTAGTTAAAGGTTTGCCACCAGGTATTAGAGAACTTGGTATAGTTGGGTTCTTGATGCTTGGAAGAACAGGCAAAATAGCCATCGTTGGTATTCTTGGATTACTAAAAGCTATTGGAGTTGATTTAGATAAAATAACAAATAGCATTTTTGGAGCAACTAAACAAACTGAAGAGTTTGGCCCAGCAATGAAATCAGTAAATGAGTTTATAAAAAAAATAGAAGAAAATATAATTTTATCTAAAGAGCAATTAGCAGAACTTCAAAAGGAACTTAAAAAGGTGGAGGATACTGCTAAAAAAACAGGTGTTTCATTTGAAAAAATAAAAGATTCAATAAAAAATCAAATTAAAAAAGACTTAGAGTCTATTAACGAAACAATAGGTAAATTTATTTTAAAAGGTGTTGATAACTTCTCAAGAGCTTTAGCAGAGGCAGTTGTATTAGGAAAAGAACTTAAAATGAGTTTAGAGGAAATTGCAAAAAATTTATTAGTTGAAATACTTGCTTTCACTATAAAAACAGTAATTCAATTAGGAATACAAAAAATTTTAGAAGGAACAATATTTGATATATTTAAAAAACAACGAGAGCAGTGCGAGGATATACTTGGTATAAAAATAAAAGATGCAACTGTAGAATCTATAAAACTTGCATTGATGAAACAACAAACAGCAGAGATGGAAAAACAAAAGAAAATAAAAGGAACTACTATGCTCATGTCAGGAAATCCTTTAGGCTTTTTAGGTTTTATGGCTAGTGGTGGATCTGTTGGTAAGGGCCAACCTACTATTGTTGGTGAGAGAGGGCCTGAACTATTTATACCTAACTCATCAGGACAAATAACACAAAATGCTAGAGGCATGGGAGGTGGATCAGCAGTTGTTAATTTTAATATAAATACAATAGACTCGAGAGGTTTTGATCAGGCCCTTATAGAAAATAGAGGAACAATAACTTCTATCATAAACAATGCTTTAACTGAAAAAGGAAGAGGAGCTTTAGTTTAATGTCAGGAGCATTTCCAATATCATCAGCAAGTTTTGAAACTATGGGCATCAAGTCTATTCAAAACACAATAATATCTAAATCTTTATCAGGTAAAAAATTATCTAGACAAATAGATAATCAAAGGTTTGGTTTTACTGCATCTATTATAGTTGGAAAGCGATCTAATATCTATGGTGACCTCATGGCTTTTATAATTAAGCAAAGATCTTCAAAAGAAAATTTTACTATTATTCCGCCAGAGGTGGAGGATGCTAGAGGAAATGAAACAGGAACTCTAGCGGTAAATGGAAGTCATACTGCTGGTGATACAACGATTGCATTAGATGGGTTTGCTGGGGATGGAGCTGGAAGATTAAAAGCTGGTGATTTTATTAAGTTTAATGGTCATACAAAAGTTTATATGGTGGTGGCAGATGTAACAAGCTCATCTAATTCAGCAACAGTAACAATAGAACCACCTTTAGTTTCAGCTTTAGCGGATGATGAAACTGTCTCATATGATAATATACCTTTTACAGTTCATCTTACAAACGATATTCAAGAGTTTGGTGTAGTTGGTGCAGATAATTCAGGAAACTTATTATATAAATTTGAAATAGATGTCGAAGAAGCAATATAAAATTAAATATTTTATGAATGCTGACATCTTAGCAGAAGAGATAGTGGAAGCAGAAAATATTGATGTGGTAAATTTAAATTTAAAGAAACACGATTTTCCATCAAAAAATGCTGACTACATAGTTAATGGTGATATAAAGGTTATTAGAAAGAGTATAGAAGATTATGGCAAGAACACTAACAACATCAGTAAAAAATGAATTATTAACAAATGAGATAGTACCTATTCATCTTTTAACAATAGGTTTTAGTACTCCTGTTAATTTAACTGATTGTAGTTTTAATCTTACGTCATCTATATCAGGATCAAGCAAAACATATACTGCGTCGCCTTTTTTAGTTTCTATTCCAACATTTACAGAAGAAACTGATGTAACAAAAACAAGTTTAAATATTACTTTATCAGGTGCAGATCAAACTTTTATTTCAACTGTTTTAAATGAAAATATTGTAAATGACACAGTCGAAATATTTAGAGGATTACTAAACTCATCAAATTCAATAATTGCTGATCCTATATTATTATATTCAGGTAATATAGACACTTTTCAAATAGACGAGTCAGAAACTGATTCAAGTGTTACTCTTACAGTTGTTAGTCATTGGGCTGACTTTGATAAAAAATCAGGAAGGCAAACAAACAACAATTCTCAACAAAGATTTTTTAACACTGATGTTGGAATGGATTTTAGCTCACAAACTGTGTTAGATATAAAATGGGGCAGACAATGACAACTTTTGATGAGGTTATAAATCTTTATTATAAACACAACAAATATAAAAATAATACTTATCCTGAACTATATTATCATATTTTACCTTCAATAAATTTAAATCAATATAAAATATTTAAAGATGAAGGAGGTATTTATGCTTTTGTCAATTGGGCCTATCTAAATAAAGATGTTGAAAAAGAATATAAAAACAATGCACAAATTTATAAAAACGAATGGAATTGTGGTGTCAATCTTTGGATACATGATATAGTTTCAATTAGAAAGACAAAAGAGGTAGCCTTATGGACAATTAAATATTGTTTAAACAAAATAAAAACAAATGATTGTTTTTCTTGGTTAAGAGTAAATCAAGACAATCAGATTGTTAGAATAGCAAAAAAATATAAAAGGGAGTTTCATAACTAATGGGTGGAGTAGTTAGAAAAGTCACAAGAGCTGTAAGAAAAGTTGCATCAGTAGTAAGGGGAGTTAATTTTTTAGGTAAATTAAATCCTTTTGTTGCTTTAGGAGTAATAGCAGTTGGTTGGTTATTTATGAGGTCTCAGAAACCTGACATTCCTGATTTTGGAACTAACGATTTTGAGGAAACAGAAAGAGGTATTTTAATTAATAAACAATCAAACAATGCTAATGTGCCAGTTGTATATGGGGAACGTCTAATTGGAGGAACAAGAGTTTTTATAGAAACTTCAGGAACAGATAATGAATTTTTATATATAGCATTAGTTTTATGTGAAGGTGAGATAAATTCAATAGAAGAGATAAGAGTTGATGATAAAGTAGTCACTTTTTCAGGTGCATTATCTGATAACACTCAAAGAACTGTTGCAAGTTCAGATTCTAATTTTTATAAAGATGCAGTTAGTTATATTACAATAGAACCTCACTTTGGATCTGACGGGCAGTCAGCATCAAGTTTACTTTCACAATTATCAAGCTGGGGATCTAATCATAAACTTTCAGGAATTTGTTATTTAGCTTTAAAGTTTAAATGGAATGCAGATATATTTGGAGGCATCCCTCAAGTACAAGCAAAAATAAAAGGCAGAAAGGTTGTTACATTAGACTCAAGTTTAAACGAGTCTAGTGCAACATTCTCAACAAACCCAGCTTTTTGTTTGTTAGATTATTTAAGAAATGAAAGATATGGAAAAGGCATAGCAACTGCAAATATTGATCTTCAATCATTTAGAGACGCATCACAAGTTTGCATAACTCAAGTGACTCCTTTTTCAGGTGGCAGTAATATAAACATATTTGATACAAATGCAGTTATAGATACTTCAAGAAAGGTTATAGACAACGTTAGAGAAATTTTAAAAGGTTGCAGAGGTTACTTACCTTACGTGCAAGGCAAATATAGATTAGTTATAGAAACAACAGGAACTGCATCTGTTACACTTGGAGAGGATGATATTATAGGAGGATATTCTTTAGCATCGCCAACTAAAAATTCTAAGTACAATCGTGTTATTGCAAGTTTTATTAATCCTGATCGAAATTTCCAGGCTGATCAAATAACCTTTCCTCCAACAGATGACTCTAGTTTGCCATCCGCAGATAGACACGCAACTATGAAAACTGCTGATGGAGGTTTTTTATTAGAAGGTAAATTTGATTTTAAAACTATTACAAGTCCATATCAAGCAGAAGAGATGGCAGAGATTATTTTAAGAAGATCAAGAGAAAGTTTGGGCCTTACAATTACTTGTGGTTTTAAAGCATACGAACTACATATTGGTGATATATGTGCAGTGACTTTATCTTCATTAGGCTTTTCAAGTAAAAATTTTAGAGTTTTATCTATGAATTTCAATGAAGATTACACTATCACATTAAATTTAATAGAGCATCAAGATAGCTTTTATACTTTTGCTACAAAGGGCCAGGTCGCAAGTACTCCAACCACTAACTTACCTAATCCATTTAACATTCAACCTCCAGCATCAATAACTCTATCCGATGAGCTTATTGAATATGCTGATGGTGTTGTACTTACTAGATTAAATATATTGATAGGAGCTAGTACAGATCAATTTGTTCAATACTATCAGGTTGAAGCTAAAAAAAGCACAGAGACAGATTTTAAAATAATATCAAGCGGAACTCAGTTAAACCATGAACTTATAAACGTAGTTGATGATGCAACTTATAACGTAAGAGTAAAAGCTATCAACTCTTTTGGTGTATCTAGTAGTTATATAACGGCTAATCGTAAAATTGTTGGAGCAACTGAAATACCAGGAGATGTAGACGACTTATCTGTATCATTAGTTGGATCTAATCAAATGGAGCTATCTTGGACTCCTGTAGAAGATCTTGATATATCCTGGTATGAGATAAGATATCAAAATGTAACTTCAGGATCTATTTGGAACAACTCAACTCCACTTGCAAAGGTTGTAAGACGTAAATCTAACAGTTTAGTGGTAAATGCACAAACAGGATCATTTTTAATTAAAGCAGTTGATAAACTTGGTAATAGCAGTGCGAATGCATCTGTTGTAGTAACAAATATTTCAGGTTTGCAAAATTTTAAAAGAACATCTACATTTAGCGAGTAATTATGGCAAATTTTTTAGGAACTAGAGATAGCAACGTTGCATTAAGTAGAGACAACGCAGATAGACTTGTCCTTATTTTGGACACAATCACACTTTTTGACAGTACTGTTGGGAACTTTGATAACCCAGAGGGTGTCTTTGATTTAGGTGGAACTGACTCGACTTCCAATCCTACAAATTTTGATGGAAATATACAGGCATCAGGTTTTTATACTTTTGCAAATACTTTATCTTTAGATGCAATTTACGATGTAAGTTTAGGAGCTTTAGTTGGTATGACATCTGAGGATGAATACGACTTGCATGATTCAGGTCGAGGAGCAACAAACCACGATGATGCTAAAGGCCCATATGACGGATCTCCTGAAGTACAATGCGGTGCAGAGATACAAGTTGGAGCAGATGACTCAAGTCTTGCAAATATAACTAGTTTTCAAAAAATTGCACAACAAAGTACAATAAAAGGTCGTTTTTTTAAATTTAGATGTAAACTAACTTGTGATAACAAAAAAGTAAGATCAAAAATTCATAGTCTTGAGTTTAACGTAAACTTTGAAAAAAGAACAGAAACAGGAGAGGATCTTACCTCTTCAGCTTCAGGAACTACAATTGCATTTACAAATGGTT